TGCCATGTAAGCCCATCCGCTGCCGTGCGCCGTGCATCGGCGAGGAATGACGATATTTGTGCGTCGATGACGGCGACGGCGGATGGAGCATCTTCTGCCATGCCGCCAGACTAGGCCGGGGGGAAGGCAGACTAGACCGGGTCTGACTCTCGGTGGAGAACCAGCGCAATCGCCGCATAACAGGCGATGTCCTTGAGCGTGTCCTCAACGCCGTCAAACTCGCACTTGCCACGCCGGAAGTACGCCTTGAGCCGGTGCATCTTGTCGCTGATTCGCAAGATGCAGCCAGCCCAAGCGGGCATGTTCACCACGTCAGAACTCTGTCGGATGTTGCTAAGTGCGTCCTCGTCAACGCCGTAGTCAAGCGTCTTGCGAAGGTGCAGCTGTTTGAGCTCATCAAGCACGTCAAGGAACTCGCGAGAGCCGGGACGGATGTCGTCCTGCTTGGCAAGGATGCTGTCACCCGTCCAGCGGATGTCGTCCGTTGAGGCTTCCATCTCCTTCTGCCCCTGAAGAATCCAATCCACAGGCACTGTCTCCTCGGGCTCGGCTCTGTCTGCGGCGTACTTGGCAGCGCTGGCCTGCGTAATGTCCTTCCACCGAGCCGGTGCGTCGTCCGCCGCCGGCTGGCACTTGCCACCGTCGCAGCAGCCGCCAGCCAGGCGAGTCTCCACAGCGGCTCGGAGTTGTGCGTTCGTGTTTTCGATGTCCGTGATGTGTCCCTGCATGCGTTTCCTTTCGAGGAGAAGTCTGGCGACGTCTGCTGCCAGTGATCCACTTGTGCCGCACCACTGGCCCTGATAGCGATACGCTCGCTGGCGTGCCTCGGCGATATACTCGTCAGTCAATTCGTATTCCATGCGTCAAGCCTTGGGCGTCCGTAGGTCACGGTCGCAGTAGATCGGCATCGCCTTCGTCACCTCGTGGCGTCCGTGGTCAATGACGATGCACGCCTGGCACGGTGGTTCGTATGCCGCCTTGATCCTTGTGGCGTATGCAGAATGCCCGATGACGCTGCCGTTGGCGACGTAGCGACCTGCCCGAAGCCACTGGAACTGATGCCAGTGCCCGAAGCAGGTGAGATCCGCTCGTTTCACAGCGTCCCACGCGGCGATAGCCTTGTTGGTCGGGATCGTAATGCCACCGATTCCGCCGCCGTACTTGATGGCGTGCCCGTGGTGGAAGCGTACGAGGAACCCATCAAGGTCAACGTAGTTCAGATAGCCGGTGCCCACTTGCCACCGCACGTTCTTTCGCTTCTCGCTGCTGGCGAGCGTGAGGTATAGGTGCTGCTCAAAAGAGTGCTCCATCTCGGTGCCGATGCGTAGCTTTTCGGTGCTTCGCCCGTGGTTGCCGCTGTTGGTGGCGACGACTACAGACTTGGCGCTATCGGCAACGGCGTCAATAAACGCCCGCAGCCTTTCACCTATCCAGCGGGTAGCCGCCAGCGGTGCGAGTTGAGCCAATTCGGCAGTGTCGTCGTGGATGTGACCACTCAGGAAGTCACCTCCGAGCCAGACGACGACGCGGTCAATCTTTGCAAGCTGGCGTTCGTGCTCAAGGAGCCGGAAGAACCGCTCGTGGAGTTCGTTTAGGCGAAGTTGACATACGTCAAGTGAGTAGTCGTTCAACCCGTTGACGGTCTCGGGATCGACACGCTCTTCGCAGTGGATGTCGGACAGTAGCACGACCATCGTCGCGGAGTGCTTCGGTCCTTTGACAGATTTGGTCAAGGACGGCTTCGCAGCCTCAATGCCGTGCAGCTGCACCAGTGCGTCACCACGCTCACGCTCGCGGTCGATCTGAGCCAAAGCCGCCTTGTACCTATTTCGGTACGTCGCCAGTTCTGACCGCAGCCGTGCGAGTTCAGCGTCGGCAGCCAGCTGCTGCGAGTGGCTGACGTCAGCGGCGACATCGTCTCTCAGGCTTTTTCTAGCCATGCGATTACCCCCTGCATGCCAACGTCGGAGATGCCACGGACACGCATGTTCTCGGCGAGTGCTCGAGCGACGGTCTTCTTGCGAGTGCCCAGATCGCCAGCTATCCATTCGGCTTTGATGGCATCGAGTTCCTCGCGGTGCTCGGGTGCCAGCCGCTCGTACCACGTCGCAGGACCGATGCGAGCGTCATTTACTGCCTTTCGCACGTCGTCGAGCAGACCGCCGCTTTGGATTTTCGTCTTCACGCTGTGCCTCCTTGCGTTCCAGATGAATCCAGCCGTCGTCGTCTGGGATGCCGCCGCCAGCGTGCTCCTCGTCGTCATCGAGGTCTGGCGGCAGGATCACCGCCTCGGGCTTCGGCTTTGGCTTGGTGCGTCCCATGCCAACAGCGTGGCAGGGCTGTCAAGCGATCCGTCGGGCGTTGGCAATCGCCCGCCGCACGAGCAGCCGCCCGGCAAGGTCGAGGAACGGCAGGCCGCGAGCCGTGGCCTGCTCGCGGAGCCAGCCGACGATGGTGTCTAGGTTGGCCTCGCACCACTCGACGCCTTGGCGGTCCATCTCGGCGGCGCGAGCGTTGCAGGAGCAGTCGGGCGTCGCGGTGACCCCGACTTTGGCAAGCAGCTTTTTTAACTCGGTGCCGGGGCCGTGGGTGGGTAGGGCGGGCGCTGATGGAGAGGATTGCGGAAGGCAATTTCTCACAGCGTGTGGATACGGCATCCGCACACCGCATGCAGAGCATGCGGAAGTTGAGGCATCGTAAACGCATACAATGGCTGGGCTGTCAGTAGGCATCTAGTATCGTCACGCTGATGGTGTTAAACGACTGCCCCCGCTGAATTATTGTGCCAGACGTAACGCTACACGGATCGTTTAACCTTCCAAAATCAATAGAGCCAGAGTCGCAAAAAGAGCTATTCGTAGCACCACCGGCAAAACAAAAACCGTTCTTTGACGTGTAGCCGTTTCCAAAGAAAGCTTGGCCCGTGTACTGCACCGCAGCCGGGTCAGCAAGTTCGCCATTAGGAACTCCCGGATTAAGAGCACCGGTTGATGTTTGCGTAATTGTGCAGAATGTCGGGTTCCCGAATCGCCCTTGCCCAGATTGTGCAAATGATCCGACGCAAGGATCACGCACGCACGTTGTGTTCTCAGCGCGCCTTAAAAAGCTAATAAGAAAAGCGGTTTCTTTGGGTCGCAGTTCAAAATAAGCCACAGTACCACCTAGCGATTGCGCGGCAGCACCACGTAGTAAAAGCGTATACATACCGCACACAGCATCACTGGACTCACCAGTGCGAGCCAGTGTGACGGTATTTGAAAAAGTGCGGCTCGGCAACAGAGTCGGTGGCAAGCCAGCCCCCACGCGGTCGCTAAATGTGGCGACGTAAGAAATCACAATGTATTGCGGAAGGCAGTCTGGCTGTAAGCACGACACGCACCTTGTGCAACACGGATTCGGAGTACACGTCGTCCCCACGCCCTTGAACACCTTCCCCGCCCCTTGGCACTGACACGCTGGCTTGACGGCGCACGTCGTGCCCTCGCAACACGCGCCCTCGCGGCAGGCGTTAACGCACTCGGCCTCGGTGCGGTAGCCCGTGCGGCCTGTGGACGTGAAGCCGGGTGGGAAGTTAGCTGGTTGGTAGCAGGGCATGGCAATTCATGAAAAGGATATGGTCACGTCTTGCGCAGCTATTGTGCACCTTAATCCGGCAACAGTGCCGTACGTGCCCGGCATGCTAATGACAGTTGAGCGACCAGACAGCCACGATCCGTTTGTCGGAAGCGAGTCAATCGACAAAGCTGCCGACTCGTAGGCGCCAGAGATATTCCAGTCAATAGACGTAAAGCTCTCGATGTATCGCACTTGCGCAGATGCTGACGCTCGGAATACAACGTAACCGGAAGCAGTCCTTGCTCCTGAAGCGAGGAGTGTCGTAAATCCGGCTTGAAATCTAAAAAATGTCCCAAAGTGCCACACGGCGCCAAGATAAAGTGTTGGCAGCGTGTAAGGCTCCTGAACTCGCTCCGATATGCTCGAATAGCCGCACAGCTCATACGACGAATACGTCTTATTGCATCCGCTAAAAGTGGTAGCAATGACCGTGGCTTGCTTACAAAAGTCAAACACCGTCTCGCCAAGCCCCGACACTGACGCAGTGGATGTCAACGGACTACAAGGGGATGCTGAATACACGGTCTTGCATCCATTTTGCGTAGTACACGATGAGTCCCAGTACGACGAACACTGGGGCGGAAATGTCGTGAGGTTGCACATTCCGCACTGCAACCCATCGCAATACCACCCACCGCAGCACCCGCAGCCCTCCGCGAGCAGGCCGTCCTTGACGATCAGCGAGCCGTTTTTGGTTGCGAGTGGCATTAGGTGCAGGCCGTGGTGGAGACAGTGACGCTAGACGGCGACGGCGACTTCTTGCCGATCACGTAAAGCGTTTCTTTCGTAAACACTAGACCAGACGAGTCAAGCGTCACGCCTGTGATGACATCAACCTCGGTTGCTGCCGTCGTGCCGAGACGCACAAGCGCCCAGCCGCCACCCTTCCACAAAATGAGCCCTTCGCCCTTGACGTCTGTTTTTAGACCGCCTGAATCACACGTCACGTACTTGTCTGATGAGTTTGTGACAGTCGCCTTGCACTGCACCACGCCACCCACAGCCACCCTGCCGATCTTCCCAGACTCAATCGGCTCAACCGCCACGCACCATGCCGTCGTCGTCGCAGAAGGCGTGCCGCCAGTTAGAACCGGCATCTCCTCGAAGGACGCCGTGGCTCCACCTGACGACGACGTAGGCGTGATGGCAACGCCAGTGATCGCCAGCACGCCCCAGCGTGCCACTGTCACAGACGGCTGGCAGTACGCCCACGTATAGGGCTTGAGCACCGGCGAGCCGGGAGAGCCGCCTTCAGTGCCCGAGTGTGCTCCTAGCACCAAGTCGGCGGCGTCCTGCGCTCGATTCCACGCCCGTGCTGAGATTGCACCTCGTATCGGCTGTCCAGGCTCTAGGCGTCCGTCTGGGCGAGGCATTAGGTGGTTCCTATGCCAAGCAGCGAGAAGTCTGAATCCTTGTAGACCTTAGACACGTAAACAGCCTTGGGCTGCTTTAGCAGCGTGTTGCTGGTTACAGAGTCCTCATACCGCACCCACAGATATTCGTGACCCTTCTTTTCAATGCCGCTGATACTGCCAATGGTCTGGCCGGTCACGTTCTTTGACGCCACAAATCGAAACGAGAGCGACCACGGTCCTTTGCCCTTTTGGTCGTCCCATTCCTGCGATCCGCTGCATCCCATGAACAATACCTCGCCAGCGTCAAAGCCTCGAAACGAGGCGTTGTTCGTCGTGCCAGTGACTCCTGCCACGCCACGAATCCAACCACTTGTCACGTAGGTGTTTGGCACGTCATACGTTTCTTGCCATTGAAGCTGCGGAACAACAACATCAACGCCGTTGACGCCGTTTGAATCAACGCCAATCGCACCGCTCATGTTGGTGGCGGACGACGGGAACCGTTTCTCAAAGTCCAGCGTGCCGCCAGATCCGACAGAGCACGCCTGCGTGATGTGTTGCGTTCCGCCGGTCGTGTCAAAAGACCGAGCACGCTTCAGAGGCTCAGTGCCATCCTCGGCACCGTCCTTTGAGTAGTTGATCGTGACCTGCCAAGCGTTGTCGCCGAGGAACGAGACAGAGTAAGACTCTGCCATCAGCTGCATGCTCGGCACGCCAGGGTACTGCCAGTATCGACCGTAGGCGCTGACCTGCGTATTGATGTCGGAGTGAAGCACCGTGTCGTCAGCAGTGCCAAAGACCTTGTAGCTCTTAACGTACGACGACGTCGCCTTTTTTCCCTTGCGGACAATCGTCGCCTGCCGGGAATCGCCGTCTTCTACCCAGACGAGATCTGCCATTACGCTGCCACCTTTCCACCGTCGTCAATCTTGCGGGTATTCCTCGCCGTCTCTTCCGCAGCTTTCGCGGTACGTTCTGCGAACGAACTTCCGCCAAATATCTGCCCGAGATTCGTTGACGAGAACGTGCCAGCGACAGTACCCATGCTCACGGCAGATTCAGCACCAGCGGCACCAGCACCAGCCGTCGCAGACTTCTCGCCTGGAGACGCCGCAGATGCTCCGGTCGTGGCTGCGATTTCTTCCGCCGCTTTCTTGGCTGCGTCACGTTCGATTTGCTTTCTCGCCGTCAAGTCACCAAGCACGGCCTCTGCCGCCACGACTCCAGCACGCCTGTCGTCGGCTCGCTTTTGATTCTCTGCCTGCCTTGCAGCCTTGTCGGCCTCGGCACCAGACATGATGGCACCAACTCGCTGCTGCCTCTGCGTCTCAGCCTGTGCGTTCTCTGCCGCAGCCTTGTCTGTGCGAGCGTTCACGCCAGGTCGCTCCTGCATCCGCTGCTCTGCTCGAGCGGCGTTGGCGTCCTTAATCTTCTGCACTCGTTCCTTCGTGTCCTTGGCACCCGTGATGAATCCCTGAACTCGAGTCCACGCGATCTGGATGCCAGCCACGAGGTTGTCGAACGTCGCCATGACGCCGTTGGCGATGTTGTCAAAGAAGCCCATGATGAAGGCTCCCATCGTGTTCAAGATCGCAGCGGAGTCGGTGTAGAGCTTGTCCCACGCGATGACGACGCCAGAGCCGATGTTAGTAAAGACGTCTTGGAACGCTGCCACCCACGGGTCAACGTAAGACATCAGCGCTTCAGTGCCACGCAGCCAGCCTGCGACGAGCCCAGCCCACAGAACGTCCATTGCACCGGACAGATCACCAGCAGCGACGGCTTCGTAGACGCCGTTGAATGTGGTCGTGGCAGTCTTGGCGAGGTCGCCCAGGACGACGATGCCATCAGAGACGGCGGTCGAGAAGCCGCCAGCTATGGCACCGCCAGCCTCGGTCACGTAGCCAGCCAGCCCAGAGAAAGCACCGGCGATCTGCGGGCCAAACTGCTTGACGGCAACGCCGACGCCAACAGCGGCAGCAGACAAGAGCAGCAGCGGTGCCAGCGGTGCCAGCCACGCAGCTGCCACCGCAGCGGCAGACGCCACAGAGCCGGCAACAGCCAACACTGTGGCGGCAAGGTATGTACCGATCCCAGCAACGGCAGAGCCTACAAACGCAGCCACGCCGCGAGCAGCCGTGCCGAGCCAAGCTGCCGACATCGCAGCGGTTGACGCGATCGTCTTGCCCGTAGCACCCGCAAGGCTCGCGGCGTACTGTGCCATCCGTGCTGACGCACCAGTAGCCCACCAAACAAAAGACTTGTATGTGAACGCTAGGCCGCCAGCGATGTCAGACACGAATCGTGACATGCCTGACCCGGCCACTGACGCCAACGGCATTGCAAGCTGCCCAATCTGAACAGCGAGAGAAAGGACGCCGCGACCAGCCGACACTAACGGCTTGCCGATTGAGTTCACTGCCGACTTGACCACGCCGATTGACATTGCCGTCTTGGAAAACGCCGTGACCGCTGCTTCGCCAAACGACTGCCCGATGAACCGTGCAATACGAAACTGACTTGCAAACACACCTTGCAAAGCATTTCCGTACGACGTAACGCTGCGTATCCCTGACACAGCAAATCCAGCGAGTGAACTTCCAGCCGTTGACGCGAATGACACGACTGACGCCGACGCACCAAGCATTGAGGAACCGATTGTGTTCGCCAGTTTGAGCGTCTGCGGCATCGCCATCGTGAAGCTCTTGGCAACGCCGCTGGCGCTGCCGATCAGCATCGTCAGCGGAGACACAGCCAGTGAGGCTGCTTTTCCAAGAGTGCTAAACGACACAGACGCCAGGCTGATAGAGCGCCCAAGCACACCCACGCCGCTGCCAATCATCACAAGAGCCGCACCGCCCTTGAGTACTGACACCACAAGCGCCTGATTTTCGCTGATGAACTTCCCGACATTTGCGGCGACGATGGCGAGCCCCTGCGCCAGCTGCGTCAGCATCGGTGCCACAGCCCCACCAACTTGGATAAATGCCACTTTCATTGACGCTTTTACGGCGTCGATTGCGTCCCCGAGTGCGTCAGCCTTTGCAGCCGTGTCAGAGTCCATGACGAGCCCAAGCCGCTTTGCCTCGGCTGCAAAAGCTGCCATGCCAGCAGAGCCGCCTTCCAGCATCGGCAGGATGTCAGTGCCAGACTTGCCAAATATCTGCATGGCAACTGCGGCCCGCGTGCCAGGGTCTTGAATCGCCATCAACCCGTCGGCGATCTTCCCAATCTGCTGGTCAGCTGAGAGCCCAGACAAATCCGCAGCAGACAGCCCAACTAAAGCAAGAGCTTTTGCAGCCTCTTCGCTTCCGTTGCCAGCTGCGAAGATGGCCTTCTGCATCTTCTTGAGTGCTGTTTCAACGCCAGCCATGTCTGTGCCGGTCTGTTCAGCTGCAAACTGCAACACAGACAGCGATTCCGATGCCACGCCCGTGCGCTTGCTCATGTCATTGAGCGCACTGCCTACGTTGGAAAATGCCATCGCAGACGCAAAGATCGGGCCGACGATGCCTGCGCCCATCGCAGCCATTTTCGTCCCAGCGGACGACATTGACGCTCCAAGCTTGCCAATCTGCCCGTTGACCTTGCCGAGCGCCGAGAAGAACTTTCTCGGATCGGCACCGATCTCAACGAACACGCCGCCGGCTCTGACTGCTCCCGCGCTCATACGTGCTTCTGCCAATCTTTGCCGAACAGCCTAGCGAGATCTTCCGGCGTGGCTTGTCTCGGCTTTGGCTGTCTGGCGTATGGGTTGAGTTTTCGCGGATCGACTCTTGGGCTGTGCTTGTCTCGGTTTATATTCGCTGCCTGTGCCAACAGGTTGGCGGTATGCCACCACTGATGCTCTAGGCGGCTGTCGCGAGCGGCGAAGAGTTGTCTGACGGTCCACTTGCCGGGATGGACTCCGAGGATTCCTGCGGCTTCCCAGATTGCGTCCCAGACGCTCCTGCCAGACTCTCGATCGTCGCCTTCTCCAGTCCCGCCTCCGCTCGACCCAGCATCTCGTTTGCGACCTCGTCCATTTTCTGAGCGAGCAACGAGATCATCTTGCGGAGGCGCTGCGGGAAAAAATCGACAAGCTCTGCCTCAAGTGCTTTCGTCGCAGCGTCCAAAGAATCGCCACGCAGACCGTCAAGGAAGTCTTCTCTGCTCAGTCCCTTGGTCTCGACTTGCTTGGTAAGCAGTGCGTAAAGGATCTCGCCGATCTTGGCGTACTGGCTTCGCAGCACTTGGAAGGTCTGCGAGATGTTGGCGGCATCGACCATGTCGAATGGCACGGTCTTCCGCTCGCCGGTCTGCTCGTTCACGACGTCAACGGTGACGTTGTCGCGGACACGCAGCGCAGAAGCAACGGTCAACGCCACCTGCCACGGCCTGCCCTGGTCGTCCCTGAACTCACGCATCTGCTACCTCACAAGCCTCGGGTCGGTCATCTTGCCCTCGAGCGTGAACGTCGCCACGCCATCCACGGGGTCTGTCTCGGTGATTCCGGTTAGCACGGCCAGGAACGAGAACCCAGCGGCACCGCCATTGACCATGAACGTGCCGCCCGTGTGCATTCGTTGGAATGCCGTGCCAAGCCCCTCGACGTCGTTGAGCTCAACGCTCACCGTGCATTCGTAGCCCGTGCTGTAGGTAGCTGCGTACCGGCTGCCGTACGGATTGACTTCGATGGTGCGAGCCGACTCTGTCAGCGTCACGTTGCGAGCGCTGGCGATGTAGCCACCATCGAGAGAGATGGTGCAATCCTTCCCCAGCGTGATCGCCATCAGGTGAATTCCTTGGCCGTCACGTTGAACGTCACAGCACCATCCACGCCGATATTCTCCGTCACGCTCATGACAGAGAACGATGAGCCAGACGCCTCAAGGCTTGTGATCAGTCCGGTCGGGTCATGGCACTCGATTTCCCACGTCTTCGTAATGAATCCGGCCTTGCTAACCTTCCGGCCAGGAGCACCCGACGAACCGCCGATGTTGGAACGGTTGGAGATGTCGATCGTCTCGCACTCCTCCGTGTAGGTCGCCGAGATGACGCCTGTGCCAAACGGAGGAGCGGAGCCTGCGTCTTTGCCAAGAGTAATAGCCATGTGTGCGGTTCCCTGTGTGTGTTAGGCAGAAACGGTCGTGCGGCTGCCGGAAACGGTGTAGGTGATGATGCCGTCAAGCGGCTGGCTCTGAGCGATGTTCGTGACGACGTAGGTGGCGTTGCCGGTCTGCGTGCCGCCGATTGTGAACGTGCCGCCGATGCTGACGCCTGGAGCGTCAACGCACTCAAGCTCAATCGTCTGCTCGATGAGAGCCTTGCGGAACTTGCGGCTTGTGTCGCCAAACTTGGTGACGTCAACGTCCGAAGCCGAGTTCGTGACGGTGGCAGAGCGAGCGTTGGTGACGCCCGTGACGGTCACGTCCTTGCCGAGCGTGATCGTGACCGAAGGAGGAGATGCTGGCATGTGGTGCCCTTGTGTGCGAGTGCCAGCGGTGCGGCTGGTTTGCTCACGGTATGGGCAGCATGGCGGAAACTAGACCGGGTGTGCCGTGGCTAGTTTCTCGCCAGCATGTTCCGCCATTTCTCGTTAGCTTTCGCAACGGCAGCGTCTACACGCTTAGAGCCAGCCATGTACGGGCGGGCTGGGTAGCGTGCCATACGGGTCATCGTGGTGCGTTCCCAATTCCTAGAACCCTTGAATTTTCCAGCCTTGTCGATCTGCCACATCAACGCACCGTATTCGTACTGGTTGCGTTGCGGCCCGAGGCTTTGACCCTTGGTGAAACGCCCGGTAGCGTCACGCCCTGCACCGCTCCTGCCAGCCGACTTCCGTAGGTACGCATTCCGTGCCGCGCCCACCCCGATACGCCACGCCGTCTGCTTCACCGCACCGCCCATCTGGTGCAGCTGGGCCATCCACGGTGCCGTCTTGTAGGTGCCGATCACGGCGGTCATGCGAGCGGCATCAAGCTTGTAGATGATGTCTTTGTAAAACCACCTTTTTGGTGCCCAAGACTTGATCGGGTTTCCTGCTGCCCTTGGCTCTCCAGACCCATACGCCGTGATGTCTAGGTACAGACCGCCGACGAACTCCACAGGTTTTCCACGACCAAGACGTTTCCTAGCTGCGGCTGATGTCTTTGGCCTAGTCTGGCCAATGCCCTTCTTCGCCTCCTGCATGATGTCCCTGCCAAGCAGCGACAACACTCTGGCGTTCATTTTGCCGATCAGCCTTTGTGCTTTCGCCTTGTCAAAGAAGTTCCCGCGAATGCTCGCCCGCAGCTGGAGCCTGCCGAGCGTAGCCGATGACATCTCGCGGCGATTGCCGCCGATCATGCCGGGGCGGATAAATGCCCGGCTCATGCCAGAAAGCATCGACGGCATAGCAGCCTCCTACGGAAGCACGTTGCTCTCAAACACCCTGTACGTCGCCGTGATCACCGCACGCCAGACGTTCCGCTCCGCAAGAGCGTCGTCGGGATTCAAGTCAATGCTGACTGCCTGCGGGCTCGTTACGCCAGCCGGCCACGTAACTCCCTGAAAGTAGTGTGCTCGCACTTGCAGCGACACGGAGTCTGCTAGATCCATCATCAAGTCAACGTCGGAATCCGCGTGAGCCTGACGACCGACAAACACGTTGACCGTGTAGTCAATCTGCATGTGCGTCCTGCTGACCCGCGTCATGTCCGCACTACCAGGAACGACGAACACTTGAGGCACGCTCATCGCGTCTACGTCCACGTTCACCCAGTTCCGACGTTCGACAGTGGTGGACGGAATGGCCCACGTTACGGACTGAAGGCCCGCGGCCAGGCTGTCGGCGATGCTTCGGAGGACGCTGCTCATCTCGCTGGCTCCTCTTGCAGTGCCTTGATCTCTCGTCGCCGCTCAAACACCGCAGACGCCACCGGCTGAACCGCTCGCAGGACGCGAGGTAGCAGCATCGACCAACGCCACAGGACGAAGCCGGTGACGGCGGACGTGAGCAGGATGTCGAGGAGGAGGTGCTTCATGCGATCCAAATCTGTAGGTTTGTTCCCCAATTTGAGTATTGCGCACCATTCCACGCAGTGAACACTACGTTTTGACCTGCACTGATTGTTTGTGAAATATTCACAGACTGCGCAGTGTCAGTTCCTAGCGAAGAGAATGTCTTCACAGTCGTTCCGTTCACTTGAATGACTCCACA